AAACCACATTGGACTTCGACCCTAGACGGAGGTACTTTCTAAAAATGCAACAAAACAGTGAAGTAGATGTTAATGTATTAGTGAACTTATATCATACAAAACTAGCAGCAGCATTAAATCAAAACGTTCTTTTGGAGGCGAAACTCCAAACTCTAAAAAATGATTTTCAAAAAGAAAAGAATGAACTTTTAGAGCAACTCGCAAATTTCACGGACAGTAATGGCGAAACCACAAAGTAGAGGACAACTTATAAATTTCGGTTTGCGTAAACTGGGTTATCCTGTATTGGAAATAAATCTTGATACTGACCAAATACATGATGCACTTGATGATACTCTTCAGTTATATCAAGAACGTCATTATAATGGTATTGAGAGAATGTATCTCAAATACAAAATAACTCAGGAAGATTTAGACAGAGGTAGAGCACAAGGAACAGACGGAGTTGGAATAGTTACCACAACTGGTATATCAACTACTAGTGCAGGAACTGTATCAAGTAATTTTTATGAAAGTTCTAATTTTATATCGGTTCCAGAGCATGTAATAGGTGTAAACAAAATATTTAAATTTGATACGAGTTCAATATCAGGTGGAATGTTTAGTATTAAATATCAGTTATTTTTAAATGACTTATACTATTTCAACTCAGTTGAACTATTACAGTATGCAATGACAAAAACTTATCTTGAAGATATAGATTTTTTACTTACAACTGATAAACAAATAAGATTTAATCAAAGACAAGATAGATTGTACTTAGATATTGATTGGGGTTCACAATCCAAAGACCAATTCATAGTCATAGATTGTTTTCGTGCTCTTGACCCAGAAGAATATAAGCAAGTTTACAATGATCCATTTGTAAAAAGATATTTTGTTGCATTAATGAAGAAACAGTGGGGAATGAATCTAATTAAATTTAGAGGAACTAAATTACCAGGTGGTATTGAATTGAATGGAAGAGAAATCTACGATGATGGAGTTAGAGAGTTAGAGGAACTCAGGTCAAGGATGATGCAGGACTATGAGACTCCTCCTCTTGACTTTATTGGGTGATGAATAATGGCATTAAATCCACATTTTTTACAAGGTTCTAGAGGTGAGCAAAGATTAGTTCAAAGTTTAATCAATGAGCATCTTAAAATTTATGGTGTTGAAGTCACATTTATACCAAGAAAATTTGTAAATCAGTCAACAATATTAGAGGAAGTTACAGCATCAAAATTTGATGATAATTTTTTGATTGAAGCGTATGTGGATAATTATGATGGATATGCAGGAGCAGGTGATGTTCTTACAAAATTTGGAATGAGTTTAAGAGATGAAGTAACTCTTACTATTTCAAAAGAAAGATTTGAAGAATTTATTGCACCATTTATGGAAGCAGATGACGATATTGAATTATCATCTCGTCCTCGTGAAGGTGATTTAGTATTTTTTCCACTTGGTCAAAGATTATTTGAAATTAAATTTGTGGAGCACGAGGAACCTTTCTATCAGTTAGGTAGTACATATGTCTATAAACTTAAATGTGAACTATTTGAGTACGAGGATGAGGTTATTGATACTGATATTGAAGCAATTGATACTCAAGTAGATGATGTTGGTTATATTGCTGATTTACAATTAGTTGCGGTGGGAAGAACTGCAACTGCACAACCAATAATTAATAACTTAGCAACAGGATATATTGATGAGATATTCTTAAATAATGATGGTTCAGGATTCTCAAGTGCTCCTCTAGTGTCCATAAGCACCTCTCCAAGTAGTTTAGGTGGGTCAAATGCCACTGCTGTTGCTTTCACGACTTCTAGGGCGAATGTAACATCGGTAGAGAAGATATTAATTACTAATGCTGGTTTTGGATACACAGTAGCACCAACGATTACATTTACAGGTGGTGGTGGAACAGGAGTGGCAGCAACTTGCTCTATTAAAACATCAGGTAAAGGTGTTGTTAGATATGTGGTTAGTGATGGAGGTATAGGATTTGGAACAGCACCAACAGTTACAATTTCTGGAGGTGGTGGTACAGGAGCAGTTGGACTTGCATCTATAGGTATAAATGATACACAAGGATTTAATGAAGTTAAAAATATCTTTGTTATTAATCCTGGTCAAAATTATACATCTGAACCAACAGTCACAATTTCTGACCCAGAAACACTTGTTGGACTTACCACATACTTCTTCAATGAAGTTGTTCAGGGTATGCGTTCAGGAACACAGGCAAGAGTTAAAAACTGGGATCGAGATACTGGAATACTTAAGGTAAGTAATGTTGGAATCGGAACCACTACGACAGGATTCTTTCCAGGTGAGATTATTAAAGGACTCGAATCTCAAGCAGCATACACTGTTTCTGTGTTCGATGATGATACCACAGATAAATATAATGAGGGCGACATATTTGAGTCAGAAGCAGACTTATTAATTGACTTCTCTGAATCAAATCCATTTGGTACTTTCTAATGTTAGGTAATTATTTTTATCATCAAATTGTAAGAAAAACAGTTATCGCATTTGGCACACTGTTTAATGATATTCATGTGCGTCACGATGACGCTGCAGGAAATGTTATATCGGATATTAAGGTACCGATTGCTTATGGTCCAAGACAAAAGTTTTTAGCAAGAATTACACAACAAGCAGAATTAAATAAAGCAACTCAAATTACATTACCTCGTATGTCGTTTGAGATTACAAATATCTCCTATGACTCTTCAAGAAAGGCAGGTATTACTCAAACATTCAAGGCATTAGATAGTGATGATGGCGATAAAATGAAAAAGGTGTTTATGCCAGTTCCATACAATTTAGGATTTGATTTAAATATTTTAGTAAAACAACAAGATGATGGATTACAAATATTAGAGCAGATATTACCATTCTTTCAACCAGGTTTTAATATATCAATTGATTTAGTTAAATCAATCGGTGAAAAAAGAGATATACCGATGGTTTTACAAAATATATCACAACAGGATGATTACGAAGGAGATTTTGCAACTCGAAGAGCACTAATATACACACTATCATTTACAGCAAAAACATTCTTTTTCAATCATATTGCAAAAACTCCAGAGGGACTTATCAAAAAAGTCCAATTGGATTACTACTCAGATACGAATACAAGGACTGCAAAACGTGTTCAAAGATATACTGTTGTTCCTAAAGCAAAGAAAGATTACAACGATGATGATATCATAGATACTCAAGATGATGCATTAATTGAACCAGGTGATGATTTTGGATTTACAGAAACAAGTTCATTCTTTGGAGATGGAAAAGAATTTGCACCAAATAGAGGAGTAGACATCTAATGAAAACTTACAAGGAATTTATATCTGAAAAATATCTGAAGATTGCTAAAGCTGCTTTTAATAGTAAAGTTGTAAAATCCTTATTTAAGGATAGTTTGAAAAAAGCAAATCAACTACCAAGAGAAATCCCTAATGCTTTAAAAACAGTAAGTACAGGACCATTTCCAAAAAGTGATGTTATACGAAGAAAGGCATATTTAAGAAATGTAAGGCAAGGATATATTAAACCAACTCCTGAACCAATTAAGGGTATAACTGGTGCAACCACGATTGGAAAACCAAAAGCAACTGGTGTAGCAATACATCCTGATAGTATTAGATTACCAAAGCATAAAAGTGCAAGAGGAGTAAGTACTAAAGGTATTAAAACTCCCGAATATGAAAAAACACGTTTTAATCCTGAAGGTGAGAGTGATCTCATGCAATATATGAAAGCTAAAAAACGTAATGACAGAGATTTAAAGTATTATGAAACACCTATACTAACAAGACGTTTGAAAACGATAGTTTCAAGAGCTAAAAAATTAGAAGATAGACAAAATAGATTAAATAAATTATTTAAGAAGGGTGATAAGAAATGAAAAAGGGTTACGATTCATTAAATGAAACTTTCAACACTGATGGTAGTGTTGAGGTTGATGCTATTGTTAAAGCAGATGAAGTGACCAAAGTTGATGAAGTTAAAAAGGACTACGATTA